GGGATAGGGATTGTTCCTTATTTATATAATGAGACAAAAAGATATTACAGTGATTTAAAAACAATAAAAGATAGTGTGAAAAACACTGATTTTGACGAGATTAAAAAAATCAAAACTGTACATATAAAAAAGACGGATTTAAAAGGGAAAGAAAAGTACAAAGATATGGCTATGATTGATATTAGCCAATTATAACTATAGAAAGGAGTATGCATGGGGAAAGTACAGCTAACAAGTTATGTGAATAAGCAAGCGATACGAGAAGTATTGGGCTGCTTTATTCAAAAACCTTCTTTAATGAGGGATTATAAAACATCTAAGAATGACTTTCCAGAAACGTTTCATAAACTTATATTTGCTTCGATGAGTAATCTTTATAAAAACGGAGCTGAGAATATTGATGCAGTGGCTATAGACGAATACCTCTCACACTATGAAACACAATATAAACTATTTGAAAAGAATTTAGGGACAGACTATATTAGCGATGTTGAAGAACTTGCCAATCCAGTGAACATTAAATATTACCATGACCAACTAAAAAAGTTCTCTCTTTTGAGAAGGTATGTTGAGTTTGGCGTTGATGTTTCAGAATATTTCAATCCTAGTGAAATTGACCCTGTTACTGTTGAAAATCAGATAGACAATCTGGACAACAGTTCAATACAAGACATAGTAAACCACTACAAAAAGAAGCACCTTGAAATAGTATCTCCATTTACAATATCAGAAGGTAGAGATGGAAAAAAAGCGGGAGTTGGGGGAGCTGAGCAAAAAGAGAAGTGGAAAAATGATACTGCTTGGGGAATAGGATATGCCAGTGCTTATCTAACAACAGCACTTCACGGTTTAAGGAGAGGAAGATTCACTGTAAAATCTGCCGGTAGTGGTATTGGTAAAACCCGTACTGCAATATCAGATATAGGATGTTCGTGTTCACCATACTTGTATGATAAGAAATTAGGGAAATGGTTAAGAAATGCAAACGGTATAGATAACGGAGTATTATACATAGGAACTGAAATGGAACTACTAGAAGAGATAGACCCTATCCTTTGGGCTTACATAGCTGACGTAGCTCAAGACCATATTGAATTTAATATGTATGAGGAAGGTGAGGAGGCAAGAGTAGATGAAGCAATAAGGATATTAGAAGAAGACGCTAACATTTGGTTTGAATATGTTCCTCAGTATGACTCAGAAATGTTATACGAAATTGTTGAGGAGCATAAGATAAAACACAATATTAACCATGTATTTTTCGACTATATCCACACGACTGTTGAGCTGTTGAGTGAATTTTCAGCCCAATCAAAAACAAGGATGGTAGTAAGAGAAGACCAAGTTTTAGCAGGGTTATCAAGTAAATTGAAAACTCTTGCAAAAAGGTTTGATGTATCATTTGACAGCTCTACTCAAATCAGCGGTGATTATAAAAATGATAATAACAGAGATGAAACTATTGTGCGAGGTGCGAAAGCAATAATTGACAAAAGTGACAACGCTTTAATCGCAATGCCACCATCTGAAAAAGAATTGAAAAAGGTTGAGCCGATATTGAGAAGTATGATAGGATGCCCCACTCCAAATTTAGTATATTCTTTATACAAAAACAGAGGTGGGAAATGGAATAAAATCAAAATATGGCTTTATGTGGATTATGGAACAATGAGAACCTATGACCTGTTTGTAACAGACTATGAGTATCGCCTAGATGGTGACAAAGTTAAGGGAATGGAGAAAACGTATATCAATATAGAAGATGCTGAAGTAGTCAGTGAAGAACCAATTAAGATTCCCATTGACGCTCTGCCTAAGAAAATAATTGATGATTTGCTAGACGTTTAAGGAGGATGTGAAATGTATGATAAAGAGTCCATCCTTGAGAAGATAACTGAAGAAGACGTTCTGGAAATAATGAAGAATTTTAATGCGTTCCCATTTGGAGAGTTCAAAGAGAATGAGATATGGTTCAGCACTGTTTGTCATGGAGGAGGTAGCCATAAGCTATGCTATTTCAGAGATTCAAAAACATTTAATTGTTATACCAATTGTGGGAAAATGAGTCTGTTTGATTTTGTAGCTAAAGTTGCAAATTGCAAAACCTTTGGGGAATCATTAGGTTTTGTTGCAAATGCAATAGGGTTGAATAGTAGAGTGGGGTTTAATTCAAAACCTATCTACAACAGTAATAAACGAGAGCTTTCTGAAATAAACAAATACATAGCGATGAGAAACAAAACCCGAACATCTTTAACCCATTTACCACCATTTGACACTGGGAAACTTTTAGACTATTTTGAAAGCGATGTGTTTTATAATGGATGGGTTAATGAAGGTATTTCTATCTCAACAATGGAATTTTTCAAAATAAAATGGTATGAGTTAGAAAAGCATATTATCATTATGCATTTAAATATGCTAGGGGAAATTGTGGGTGTTAGAAGACGTAGTTTACAGGAAAGAGATAAGGCTAATAAATATATGCCAGTGATTGTTGAAGGTGTGGTTTATAAGCACTCTCTCAATAAGAACTTTTACGGGCTATATGAGCATTTAAAGGGTATTAAAAAATTCAAAAAAGTTGTGATTGTAGAGTCAGAAAAGAGTGTTCTATTGGCACATGAGTATTATGGTGAGGATGCCTTTGTTATAGCCACTTGTGGATTTAACGTTAGCAACTGGCATAGAAACATACTATTAACTTTAGGTGTTAAGGAAGTGATACTTGGATTTGACAAGGACTTTGAGGTATTGGATTTTGAAGACTCTGGTGATGACGAGAGCGATGATTCTGCTAGGTTTGACCATTATGTTAAACGTTTATACTCAATCGCTTATAAATTTGCACCGTTCTTCACAACGTATGTGTTATGGGATAGATTCGGGAAACTAGATAAAAAAGACTCTCCTTTTGATAAGGGGAAAGAGACATTAGAGTTTTTAATGAAAAATAAAGTTGAAATAACAACTAATAGAGAGGACTGATTGGAATTAATGGAAAAATTAAAATATAAAGTTTTGCGTGATTATGAGTTTAGTACTGAAGATGATTTTTTAGATACCATACTAAAAGCCGCAGGAGTTGAGAATGTAAAAGAGTTTTTAAATGTTCGAAAGGGGCATACTCACGACCCATTCTTGCTTAAAAATATAAAAGAGGGAATAGAGCTACTGCACAATAGTATTGGAAAAGGCAAGAAAGTGTATCTACAAGTTGATTGCGATGTTGATGGTTACACTTCCAGTTCTTACATATATCAATTCATAAAAGAGATTGCACCGGATACAGAAATAGTCTATGGGATGCATTACAAAAAAGAACACGGTATATTTTTTACCGATATTGAAAAGATAGAAGGTTTAGATTTAATCATAGTGCCAGATGCGGGTTCGGATTCAATCGAAGACTGTAAACAGATAAAAAAGGTTATGAAAGTTCCCGTGTTAATTATAGACCATCACGAAATAGTAAAGGAAATTTACAAATATGCTACACTTGTAAATTGTACAGATGGTGTTTATCCAAACAGAAATCTTTCTGGAGTCGGGGTAGTGCATAAATTTTGTTTAGCATATTGCGAACAGTATGAGCTTCCTATTGAAACATGTGATAGATATTTAGATTTAGTATCTTTAGGAATGATTGCAGATAGTATAGATATGCGAGATTTAGAAACCCGTTATTATACATTAGAAGGATTGAAAGATGAGAACAAACACAATTCATTCATTAATGAGATAGCTGAACGTTTTGCAGAGGACATGAAGTTAGGGCATACTATTACATCTTATGGTTGGGTAATTGCACCAAAGATAAATGCAGTAGTTAGATACGGCAAAGAACAGGAACAAATTGACCTGTTTAGAGCCTTTATAGGTGAGTTTGATGATACGGTTTACCAACCTCGCAGAAAAGTCAAAACAGACCCTAAGCCAGAAACGGAAATACATAGTTTACAAAAAACAATGGCAAGAGTTGCAAGTAACGTAAAGCAACGACAGGATACACAGGTTAGGAATTTCATGGTAAAGCTTGATAGAAAAATAGTAGATGAGAAACTAGATAAGGATAGTGTTATCATACTTGATGCCGGAGAGATTCTAACTGTAAAATCCGTAAGTGGTTTGGTAGCCAATAAGTTAATGGACAAATATAAACGACCAATTGTCATTTTAAAGCCAATGAGTACTGAGTTAGGGGATAAAGATGATGAAAATGAAGTGTTTGCAGATGATGGAAGTAAAGTACTTGTAAAAGATACGGCTACACTGCTCGCAGAAGAGGATGCTAAAATTGAAAGATTTGGTGGTTCTGCTAGAGGTTTTGAAAGTGAAGCTATTCCAGATTTCAGACAATTCCTATTAGATTTAAACCTGTTTGATAAATGTGCAGGTCATCCTATGGCGTTTGGAATAGAGTTAAAAAAAGAAAATGTTCAAATAGCAAGAGATAAGTGTAATTCACTAGTCAATATTGACGACTTGGTAACTATACATGAAGTTGACTATTCCATAAAAGCTAAAAATCTAACCTCAAAAGGTATTGTAGATGTGGCGAATGCGTATCAGGTATGGGGGAATAAGGTAAGCGAACCAACCTTTGCTATTACTGATATTGATATCACAGGTGCGGATATTCTCGCCTTTGGTGAAAACAACGGATTTGTGAAGTTTAAGTATAAAGATATCGGCTTTATCAAAAAGTACTGTAAGAAGGGTGTGTATGAAGATATTTCTCTAAAGGACAGGAATACACTAGGAGAAAATACTAAACCTTTAAAGTTAACTATAATAGGAACTTTTGTGTTTAATGAGTATCAAGGAGTCAGATACCCTCAAATTAATATTAAGAAATACTATACCGAGGAAAGGTTTGAAAAAGCAAGTGTAGACATGGACATTGATGATATATTCTAAAGATAAAATATAAAATAATAGGAGGAAAAATGTGAAAGATAAAGACAGAGATAAAGATAAAAACAATTTAGATTTTATGAGTACGCATAATCATACAGAAGATTCTAATTTTAGATTAAAAGATTGTATCATTAGAGCTGAAGATTTGGTTAATAGGGCAATTGAGTTGGGCTATAAGGGAGTATGTGTTACAGACCATGAATCATTATCTTCTCACATTCGAATCCTACAAAGGTACACTTTTCTTAAAAAGCTTAAAGTAAAATACTTAAATGCTGTTAAAAATAATGAATTGGGTGAAATCGAGAAGGATAAGGATATGAAGAAAAACTTATCCTTATTGAAGAAAATGCCGGATGATTTTAAACTTGGGCTTGGAAATGAGATTTACTTAATTGATGATATGAATGATGTCACAGTGAATTATGAATCCGGAGTCACTAAACACTGGCATTTTATATTGATAGCAAAGAATAAAAAAGGACATGAGCAATTAAGACAAATCTCATCCCAGAGCGCTTGGAAAAACTGGTTTAGACAAGGTAGAGTGGAGCGTGTTCCAACTATTAAATCAGAGCTAGAGAACATCGTAGGGGATGATAAAGGGAATATTATTGCTACGAGTGCCTGTTTAGGTGGGGAGCTGCCTAACCATATTCTCTCATATTTCAGAGATGGCAACCAAGAATCAAAAATAAAAATACATAACTTTATCACTTGGGGAATCAATACTTTTGGAAAAGAGAACTTTTTTATAGAGTTAGCTCCTACACTGGAATCTCCCCAAGAGGATATATTGGAAACACACTCACAAATTACGTTTAATAGAAATGCAGTTAAAATAGCAAAAAGCTACGGTTTAAAATGCACTGTAGCAACCGACAGTCACTATTTAGAGAAAGACCATAGGAAAGTCCATGAGGCGTATCTAAATGCCGATGATGATAACTCAAATAACAGAGAGTTAGGAGATTTCTACGCAACCACCTATATGATGGAGACAGAAGAGATAGTTGAGCTTTTGAGTAGCCATTTAGAATCGGAAGATGTAGAAGACTGTTTCAAAGGGACTATGGAGATTCACAGTATGATTGAAGATTACAATTTATCACATTCTGTAATTGTTCCTAGAGACAAGAACATTCCAGACTTTGAAGTAGTAGGTTTGTTTAAAGATTGGTATAAAGCTTGTCCTTATATCAAGCTATTTGCTGAATCTGAAGACATTCAAGAACGATATTTTTTATACAAATGTGAAGAAGGGTTTGTAAATAAGAAACAATCTTTAAATGAAAAAAATATAAAACGTATCAATATAGAGATGGAAGAGATTTGGAAATCATCGGAGAAGATTAATATGAGAATCGCTCCTTACTACATTCTAGTAGAAGCATTGGTGAATAAAATTATGTGGAAAGTCTCATATGTTGGGATTGCCAGAGGTAGCGTTACAGGTTTTTATACTGCTTACCTAATGGATATTACACAAATGAATCCACTTGATTACAACTTACCACATTGGCGACATTTGAGTTCTGAAAGACCTTTGGTATAAGAGGGTCATGTAGTAGTAATATTACATAAAAACTTTGTGAACTGCTTGAATGGCAGGTGCACATCTTACGTTAGTAGCTATAGGAAATGATAGTTAAAAGATGTGCTAACAGGGGAAGCCTATAGCAACTGTCGTGAGACAGACGTACGGTAATCCTGTGCCAAGCTGTGCTACACAATAGCACGGAAGGTCTAACGACTATCGAAAACACACCTAAAATATAGGTGGAAGTGAGTAGAGTAGAGCTGATTTAATCACAGTTCGAAGCGCAAAGCCCCATTTTAAATGGGTGAAGATATAGTCTATTCCCTATAGAAATATGGGGTAGAGAAGGAATTGCCAGACATAGATATTGACACAGAAGCATCTAAGAGACATCAAATATTTGCTTCTATGAAAGAGTATTACGGAGTTGAGAATGTTCTTAATATTTTAACTCTAAAAACAGAAGGAACTAAAAGTACGGTTCAAACAGCATGTAGAGGTTTAGGAATAGACAGCGACACTTCTCAATCTATTGCAGATATGATTCCGTTTGAAAGAGGAGCTAACTGGTCTTTAACTGATTGTTTTACAGGTAATGATGGGAAAGACAGACATCCAGTTAAAGAGTTTATCGCTGAAATTGATAAGTATGAAGACTTAAAAGACGTAATGCTGATGATTGAAGGGTTAGTATGTGGAAGGTCTATACATGCTTCTGGTGTGTATATATTTGAAAATGGATACCTAGCACAGAACAGTAAAATGAAAGCCCCTAATGGAACTGACATCACAGCTTGGACTATGCATGACTCAGATTGGGCAGGAGGATTAAAGGTTGACTGTTTAACAATAAAGGCTTTAGATAAAATCCATACAACGGTAGACTTGCTTACAAAATACGGAATGATTGAAGCTGAAGGGACAATAAAAGAAACTTACACTAAATATATCCATCCAGACGTACTTGAATATAGAGATTCTGAAATGTGGAAAATGATAGCTGAGAATAGTTTGATTGATGCGTTTCAATTTGATACAGATGTAGGGTCAAACGCAGGTAAGAGAGTAAAACCAACGTCTTTGCCAGAGCTAGCAGTTGCAAACTCATTGATGAGATTAATGGCTGATTATGGAGATGAACAACCTATTGATATTTATGTAAAGAATAAAAATGACATAAGCCTCTGGTATAAAGAAATGACTGAATGGGGATTAACTGAAGAAGAGGTAAAAACTTTAGAGCCGCACTTACTTCCTGTTTATGGAGTGGCTGATACTCAAGAAGTTGTAATGAAATTAACGATGGATAAAAAGATTGCAAACTTTAATGTAGCAGAGGCTAATAAAATGAGAAAAGCTATTGCTAAAAAAGACCCTAAGATATTACAAGAGGTTCAAGACTTGTTTAGTGAAAAAGCAAAGGAGACAGGAACTAGGAATGAATTAATTTCTTATGTTTGGGGAGTACAAATCAAACGTCAGCTTGGGTATTCATTTTCCATGAACCATACTTTCCCCTACAGTGGGATATGCGTTCAAGAATTAAACCTTGCACATAGGTTTGATAAGATATTTTGGAACACAGCTTGCTTAACTGTAAATGCAGGAGCAGATGAGAGTAATGAAAACAATAAAAATACGGAATACGGTAAGATAGCGAAAGCCATTGGAGAAATACAGAGTAAAGGTCAGATGATAGCACTTCCACATATAAACAAAGCACAGTTTAGCTTTGCTCCAGATTTAACTACAAATGAAATAGTATTTGGGCTTAAAGGTATTTGTGGAATAGGTGATGATATTGCATCTGCAATTATAGCCAACCAGCCATTTTCAAGTTTCAACGACTTTGTTATTAAAATGAAAAAGTACAAAGATAGTGACGCTGATAATAAATTTGGAGACAGTGCAATTATTACTTTGATTAAAAGTGGTGCTTTTGATGAATTAACAGGTAAGAACAGAACTAAGATTATGGAAATGTTCATTAGAAGTATCTCAGAACCTTTGAAGAAATTAGATTTAAAACATATTCCTATACTTAATCAATTAGGACTACTGACAGAATCACAGACAAAGTTTGAATTAAGACTTTACGGTTTTAGGAAGTACTTATATGCTCCTAAGTTTCTTGTAAAGCAGACCGGTAAATCTGACACCACAAAATATTACTCTTTAGACTCTAAGTTTGCAGAACCATTCTTCTTTAAGAATTTTGAAACAAACATGATTGAGGATAAAGATTACGAGTATACGGAAGAGGGTTCAATTCTAGTTAAAAGAGGTAGTTTAGACAGAGAATATGATAAATTGGTCACACCTTTTAAAGAGAATACCCTAACTAAAAGCGATATTCTTGATAATGTCAATGAGTTTAGGTTCAAATCTAAGTGGGATGAAAAAGTAAGTGGAACTATTTCAAAATGGGAAATGGACAGTTTATCATTTTACTACCATGAACATGAGCTTGAGTGTGTTGACAAAGAGGAAAACTTAATTGCTGATTATTATGAAATGCCAGAAATACCTATAATAACAGATAAGTATGTGTACAGAGGAAAAGAAAGACCAAGATTTCAGCTTTATAAAATTTGCGGAACAGTATTGGATAAAGATAAAAATAAAAGCACAGTAACAATATTGACACCCACAGGTGTTGTATCAGTTAAATTTTACAAAGGTCAATTTGGTTTCTACGACAAGCAAATATCTGAAGTTCTTGAGGGAGACACAAAGAAAACCGTTTTAGAAAAATCATGGTTCTCAAGGGGTTCTAAACTATTAGTAACTGGATTCAGAAGAGGAGACACTTTCATACCTAAGAAATATGTAGATTCAGCATTTAGACATACGTTGCAACTAATAACAGAAGTAAGTGATGGAGAATTAAAACTTCAAACAGAAAGGGCAGGATACGAGGAGCAATGATAAACGACATTATAAAAATTGAAGGAAGATTCTCCTATACTTTATTCCCTAAACTTCCTAAAATTTTAGGAACGGAAGAAAATAAATTTGGAATAGTGTGTTGGAACGTAACATCTGTACTAGATGGAGTTTTAGATAAAGATGAACGAGAATCTATAGTTATCACAGGTAATTATGAGCAAGAGGTTGCTAGAAACAAAGTTTATACAATCATGGCAAAAGAGATAAAGCATGAGAAATATGGGAAGCAATTCCAGTTAATATTTATAGGTGAAATTCTAAATTTAACAGGAGTTGTAAATCAAAAAGGGTTTCTAAGAACGTTTCTCAATGAGAATCAAATTATTGAAATGTTTAAAGTGTTAGACGACCCTTTGAAATCTATCTCTGACCATGATTTAGAGGCTTTGAAAAAGGTCAAAGGTGTACAAGACTATGTTGGTCAAAGAATTATTGATAGGTATGAAGAAGGAAAAGACTATTGCGAAGTATATTTGAAACTAGATGGGTTAGGACTAACTCCTAATTTCATTCAAAAACTGGTACGTGTATACGGCAGCCCGCAAAAAATAATAGAGATAGTAACAGAAAACCCTTACCAATTAAGCTTTGATATTGATGGTATAGGATTTAAAACTACTGATAAAATTGCTATGAGTAACGGTATAGACCCCAAATCGGAAAAAAGGGTAATAGGATACATAAATTATATATTAGACGAATTAGGAGAGAGTGGCAACTCTTACACTACTGCTGGTCAGTTGGCGGCTTATATATTTGATGAATTTGATGGGAGAGAAAACATCTTAGAAGTTTACTATGATGGAGATGGTAAGGTTGATGGAACTAATATTTCAAGAGCGTTAGAATACATGGAAGCAAAAGGGAAGGTTATTTTAGAAGATGCCGAACCTAAAAATCAGAGAAGGGTATATTTAACAAAATATTGGCTCTTAGAAAATGAAATCGCTGAACATTTAAAAAGGCTTTCAAATGCCCCTAATAGTTTTAAATATAATAACTGGGAAGATGTACTTCTCTCTCAAGAGAATAAGCAAAGATGGACATTCACAGATGAGCAGAGACAGGGAATAAAATTAGGTCTTGACAACCAAGTCTGCCTAGTCACCGGAGGGGCAGGAACAGGAAAATCTAGTTTGGTATCTGGAATATTAGCAGCTCTGAAAGATTATAATTTTGCCCAAACCGCTTTAAGTGGAAAAGCAAGTGCCAGACTTCAAGAAGTTACGGGACAAAAAGGCTCTACAATACATAGGCTACTGGGGTTTAACCCACAAGAGGGGTTCACTTATAACGAATATAACCAACTGCCAAACGATATTATCATACTTGATGAAATCTCATTGGTAGGAGGGCAAATATTCCTTTCATTATTAAAAGCGATACCAACAGGTGCTAAATTATTTGTGCTTGGGGATATGGGACAATTAGAAAGCATTGGCTGTATGAACCTTGCTCACGATTTATATGAATCGGAACATATAGCTACTGTTGAACTGTCTAAGATACATAGGCAAGCTCAAAAATCAGGTATAATAGTTGCCTCTAAACAAATTAGAAGTGGTGAGAGTATATTCGATAAGAGTTTTGTGGGGGATTTGACTCTTGGGGAATTAAAAGATATGCATTTTAAAATTTTCAGTGACACAGGGCAAACAAGAAAAATAGCTATTGAAGAATTTAAAAGGTATTGGAAAAGCGATTTGGTGAGTGATATTATGGACATACAAATCCTTTCTCCTGTTAAGAATAGGGGAGATGCTTGTGTTGCTAAATTGAACGATGATGTTCAAAACTTTGTTAATCCATCAATTACTGGAAAAAATGAAAGGGAAATTGTTTATAAAGACATCTTATACACTTTGCGAGAGGATGATAAGGTAATGGTTGTTAAGAACAATTATAGACTTTTAAATAAGTATGGTAAAGAAACATTTGTATTCAATGGATGGACTGGAACAGTTCAGAGCATTGACAATCATAGCGAAACCGTAAGAATTTACTTCTCAATTATAGATGATACTATTATGTTCCCTTTTGAACTATTGCCCTCAAGTGTAGTGTTGGGGTATGCATCTACCGTACATAAGTATCAAGGGAGCAGTGCGAAAGTTATCATTGGAGTTTTCGATTATTCAACACCGCCCTCAATGCTAACAAGAGAGCTACTGTATACACTGCTAACAAGAGCTGAAAAAGAATGTACATTGGTTTGTCAGAACAGAGCAGTATCGAAAGCGATTAATGCAAGTGGGGTAACTGGTAAAAATACCTTTTTATGTGAACTATTGTAGATAAAATATAAAATAATTAAATAAAGTGTTGACATCAATATCAACTAAGTATATAGTAGTAACTGTGAGAAGGGGGAAACCATTCGACAGTTGCTATTGTTTATTTATTTAAGGAAGAAAAGAGGTTTAGAACGTGAGCAAGATTGTAAATGATTACATAGGAAAAAAAGGGAGATTAACTGGTAATGACAATAAAGTCCGAAAAATCAATAGGATTCGCATTGCTCTGTTTGTTTATTGTCAACAGATAAATTATCAAGATTGCAGTTTAACCTATGATGACATGCTAGATAACGCTGAAGATTTAGCAGAAATTTTAACGGAGTACATTCTATTACAAGGAAAAAGTAGAAGAATAGAAATGTTTACAGACGTAGAATTTATAGATAAGTATATTGAATCGGGAGAGAAAAAAAGTAGATTAAAATGGTTCTCAGATAACGAGGTCTATATGCTTAGTAGACAAGCCATAGAGTCATCTGCTGAAATAGTTCCATTCGACAGATACAGCGAAGCCGAGAAGAAGCTACGCAATAACTTATTGAATGAATTAAGCGAAGAGAGAAAAGTTAGAGAAAAGTAATAGAACGGTTTAGTAGATAAAATATAAAATATATTTAATAAAGAGAGGGAAAATAACAAATGAGTAAGCCAAAATTAATGATGCTTGTAGGACTTCCGGCATCTGGAAAATCAACAATGTCCAAACAGTTACAAGAGATACATAATGCAGTTGCACATTCGTCAGATAAAATTCGTGAAGAAATTTCCGGAGATAGAGCTAATCAGAGTATTAACCAAGAAGTATTTGAGCTTTTACATAAGAGAGTTAAAGAGGATTTGAAGGCAGGTAAGAACGTTGTGTATGACGCTTGTAATATAAATTGGAAAAGGAGGAAATCATTCCTATCCGAGTTAAAAGTTGACTGTGAGAAAGTATGTATTTTTCTCGCTACTCCCCACAAGGACTGTGTAGAGCTGAATAACAGCAGGGAAAAGCCCATTCCTACCGATGTAATCACAAGGATGTATAAGAATTTTTATATTCCTCAGAGCTATGAAGGATGGGATTTGATTCAAACTGTTTGGAATTACGATGAAAATAAATATGATTTGAGTAGATTAATGGAAGAGTTATGTAATTTTGAGCAAGATAATATCTACCATGATTTAAGCGTAGGTGCACACTGTATTGATTGTGCAGTTAGAGTAGGAGGTCGTAATCCAACATTAGAGAGAGCTGCATTATTACATGATATTGGAAAGCCTTTCACTAAAAAGTTTGAGGATTCAAAAGGGAATACTACTGAGATGGCTCATTATTACCAACATCATTTAGTCTCGGCTTATGATAGCCTATTCTATCCAAGTCCTAGTCTAGTAAACTCTATTGACACAATGGAAGTAGCAGCATACATAACATGGCATATGCACGTATATTTTCTAAAAGAGGAAAAGTCTATAGATAAATTTGTAAAAATAGTAGGACAAGAGTTTTGGGATGATTTGTTATTATTAAATGCTGCTGATAAATTAGCAAAGAAAAGGAGAGGGCAAAGTGAGTTATAACGGATACATAACAAAGATTAAGGATTTGAGAAAGCACTCAAACGCAGATAGGCTACAAGCAGGTACATGTTTTGGGAATCAAGTAATTGTTTCTATGGAAACGACTGAGGGGCAGATGGGAGTTTATTTTCCGACAGACGGAAGGTTGGGAGAAGAGTACTGTATTGAAAACAATCTATTAAGAAAAAAGAATGACATGGGCGTTGAAATTGGTGGATACCTTGATGAAAGAAGACATGTAACATCATTGAAACTTAGAAAAGAAATGTCAGATGGTTTGTTTATGCCATTAGAGAGCTTGTCGAAGTTCACAGATATTAAAGCTCTTAAAGACGGAGATATGATTACAGTTTTAAATGGAATTACAATCTGTGAGAAATATATTGTTAAAAGTAAATGTACAAACTCGATTAATAAAACGAAGAAGGAAACAAAAAAAGAATCGAGAAAAAGTAAATCAAAGTTTGTATTTTTCAATGAACATATTAACACAACCCAGTTAGCTTATAATAAACATCAATTTGCAGTGGGAGACTTATGTTACATAACATTGAAGGTACACGGGACATCTGCAAGAACAGCATTCTCTTTACAGGAAACAAAATCAAGACAAACATTCTTAACAAAATTATTCAAGAAGAAAACTATAACAAGAGCGTGGAAACCTGTTTCTGGCAGTAGAAGGGTTACGCTAAATTTTGAAAAAAATAATGGTGGATATTATAAAGATAATGGTTTTAGAGAAAAATATCATAGCATAGTTGGCGAAAAACTTCATAAAGGAGAGACATTTTTTTACGAAATAGTAGGGTACACAGGAAAAGACAGTTTTATTATGGGTCAGTGCAATAACAAAAAGTTAAACGATAAAGATTTCGTGAAAAAATATGGAGAAATTACGAGTTTTACATATGGTTGTGAGAACGGTGAAAACGATATTTACGGATATAGAATGACAATGACTAATGAAGATGGATATGAAGTTGAGTATAGTCAAGAATTGTTAAAACTAAGATGTGAACAAATGGGAATTAAATGTGTTACAGAATTTGATAAATTCATCTTCACAACAATTGAAGATTTAATGGAAAGAGTTGATAAATTCTACGATGGAGTAGACCCTGTTGGAAAGACGCATATTAGAGAAGGTGTAGTTGTCAGGATTGATGGGAAAGAAAAATTTAAAGCATTTAAGCACAAGAATGATTCATTTAAAATATTGGAAGGAATTATTAAAGCAGATGCTGTTGAGCCAGATATGGAAGAAGCCGAAGATGGTCAAGAAGCAGAGTTAGGGGAAGAACAATGAACGTAATAAAGGACTCTGTGAAAGGAAAATATAATACATATCGTATAGAAATACTAGAGATAAGTGATTATGGATGCGACTCATTGAAAATAGTAATAAAAAGGGGAAGGCTAAAAAGTAAAGTGAAAATACTAAGTGTGTTAAATTCATTGTTTAAATACAAAACTTTAGCAGTATATGAATTTGATTCCGCTTGCCCAACATATGAGGAATATGTAAATGATTTGATTAAATGTGCTACAGTGTGCGTTACAAACTATGAAAATTCAATTGAAGAAGAAACAACAGATATGGAATCAAAAGCTTATTCAATTGTAAAATTTAACCGATGGGATGGAAAGTTATAACTACTCTAAAAAAGAAACAGAAAGAGAGAGGAAAAGAGGTA